AAGAAGCTGGATTTATCTTCGATGTTGGTAAACAACAGCAAGCACAAGATCAGGCGGTGCTGGAAGCAACACGTAAAACAACGGTTGAACAGCAATATGAGCCTTACCAGCGTGTAGGTTTCTTATCAGACATTTATAAGGGTGCGCCGTCTAGTCAGATGGCAATCTCACAACAATCAGGTGGTGGCGTATCACCCGCTCAGTCTATATTAGGTTTGGGCGTAGCAGGCTTGTCGGCAGCGGCAGGCGCAGCAAAAGCGGGGTTATTTTAATGAATAGAGAAGTAATGGGCAGACAGATGTTTGCTAACGGAGGCGCAGCCTTTCCAGACCTGAGTGGTGATGGAAACGTTACGCAAAAGGATATTTTGATGGGTCGTGGGGTAATTCCCATGCAGGACGGCGGTATGGCACCTATGCCAATGCCCGCGGCTCCCGGACCACAAATGACGCCTACCGGTCTACCCGCTGTTGACCCAGATTCCGTTGATATTAACCAAGCGGCGCAAGCGGCTATGCAACAAGGTATTGACCCGGCCATGATGGAAGGGATGTTGACAAAATATTCACAAGGCATGGAAGACCTTGAGAATGCCGAAGATTACGAGACCGTAATGAACGGCATTAGAGGCGATGACCTACCTATTGAGCAACGTTACCAAGAATTAGCTTCATTGGTTGGACCTGAAGACTCACAGCAAACACCCGAATCAGTTTTGACTCTGCTTCAGCCTGTAATGATGTTGGCAGCGGTAGATCAGGGTATTGGGGGATTGGCTGCCGAAGAGATGTCGGCCCCAGTAGAAGGGGCGATGGCAGAAGGTATTATGTCTACTGTTAATATGGGCGCTCCAGAAGCTCCTGTACAGGTCCCCGGAGGGCCTGCTCCTGTAAATTTTAACCAAGGCGGTGCGGTTCAGTATATGAACGTGGGCGGCGCTGCCGATCCGGCGCTTCAGCGCCAGCAAACTTTATTTGACCAGCAACGAAACCTTTATGGGCAATTGCTTGATCCTGCGCAGCAAGAAGCAAACTTGGCCGACCAAAAGGATTTAACACAAGCACAAATGCTATTTGACGTAGCTCAAGGTGCTTTGATGTTTGCTTCTCCCGGTGAAAGAAACATGAGTCCGGCGGAAAAACTGGCACAGTCGTTTGCACCTGTTTTAGGTAACATCGGCGAAAGAGCGGGTGCGTTTGGTAAGTTTAAACAAGCCCAAAAGGCCGAAGGTCGTCAACTAGATCAAATGGCCCTGCAAAGCGCCAGCCAGCTATACGGCGCAGAACGTGCTTCTCAGCTATCCAGAGATGACAAACCTATCACAGACACGTTTGTGGTCACAATTACAGATAAAGACAATAACGTAACAGAAACACAACGACCTCTAACTTCGGGTCAATACAATGATCTGGTTACAAAATTTGGTATGGGCAACGTTACTGTTGCAAAAGTGTTTAAGCCTTCGGCAACCAGTAAGGCTCAAAACTTTATTGTAAATGGCGTCTTACGGTCCGCGGTTCCCGGAACTCCGGGCTACGCCTTAATAATGCAACAAGGTGGAGTAAGCGCAAGTAACGTAGACCCCAGTACATTGATGAAGCGTAAGCAATATACGCTTACTCAAGACTTGACCGTTGGAGATAAAGTTTATCCCGCAGGTTCTTCTCCATTCTTTAGCGACATGGAGTTTTCTCAGTTAGTTCAAAGTTTTGGTAACGACGTGCTGACAGAATATGTAGCTCCTGTTAACGATAATGACTTCTTCAGTAAATTTGGCATGAGCAAAACAGACTTTGAAGCTTTGCCGACAGATAGCCAGCAATACTTACAAGGTTTGCCAATACTTACCGACGAAGATTACTTCAAGAAATTTGGTTTAGCTAAACAAGACTTCTTGTTGCTTCCTGAGATTGACCGAAAACGTTTAATTGGCATAGAGCCGGAGTACCGCTTTGATAAAGTGGATAACGGAACCACTATCGACATTATCCGTACAGATGTTAACGATCCTACGGCTAAAGGCGTAAGCATCTTTAGCAGCGAAATTGCAGGTACACCTAGCTTATTCCGCGTTACGGTAATGAACGAAGAGGGTGTGATGATACCTTCTGTTGCTGATCTATCAACGCCGGAAGGCAAGAAGCTGATGGCTAAAGTCAATGAAATGAACCAGACAATGCCCGGTTCAGCCGTCATGCAAAAAATTGGTACAGAAAGTAACCAAGTTGCAGCTTTCTTGGTTCCAAACAGTAAACCCGGTGGTGGTGCAGCCCTCCGCATGTCCTTTGATGGCGGTAAAACGTACATTGGCGACGACGGAATGCCTAGATTGCTACCCACAGAAGTTATTCCTGTTGGCGATACCGTTGCTTACGAAGCTTACAAGCGTGAGAAAGTACGTGCCGATGCTAGGAAATTCCTCAGTGCAAATGATACGGCTTTGGAAGCTGGTATCAGCGCCGAAGGTAGTGGCTTTGAACCGATTGATAAGAAGGACAAGAAGCTGGTTAAAGACGTGTTGGCCGAAGTTCGAGCCGGTACGGGTGTTTGGTCTTCTATCTTCGCGGGTACGAACGCTGTATTGGGTGGCACCATAGCTCCCGAAACGTTCTCTGAACTATTTAAGGAAACGGAAGAAGGGCGACAGTTTACCAAGTTAGTATACGTTTTAGGACGTTCTGCCTTGGCCTCCTCGCCACGGTTCGCGGTCACCGACCTAGAAGTTACTGGTCAATTGTTCCCGAACCCCGACACCTTCTTTGCTAACCCTGTTACTGAGGCAAACAAAATTGTAAGCTTGATGGAAGCGCTAGACGCCGAAGAATTACGTCTACAAAGAATGAGAGCTTCTGATTCACCACAAGACTCTGCGGTTCTTGCAACGGCTGAACAAAAACTGGGTGAAATTGCTCGACTTAAACAGCTTCTTGGACCTGTTTCTCAAATGGCGGGGACCGCTTCTGTAACAGACTTGTCTGGAGCGAAGAATTTGTTGAATAAAAAAGGTATGAATTTGAGCGGGAGTAACTGATGGCTGAAGAAGAAATTGTAATAGCCGAAGAGACTGAAGTAGAGGTAACACCACCTGTAAACACAGGCCCTCTGCGCATGAGCTTTACGCCGCAAGAGTTCGTTGATTTATACGATACTTTTGCAGAGGAAGCGTCAAAACCAAACTCTGAGTTTCGGTCCGCGGAACAAGGCTTTGCATTCAGCTTAGTAGAAAGCCTCAAATATGACCCTTATCTTAGTGATAAGGTCGATTACAATTTGTTGCGCACAGGTGAAGCGCCTATTTTGGCAGAACTAGGCCTACAAGGTCAGGCTTTAACCGACAAACAGATAATAGAACTATTTGCACAAGACGATCAGGGTCGTGATATTGAAGCTGACCCCGGTTTCTTTCAAGGCGTAAAAAGACGTGCTTTACCCGGTTTGGGTTTTTTTGGTGGTTTTGCCGCAGGCGCACAAGCGGGTAACCTTTCGGTAGCCGGGGTTCCTCCCGTAACACCGTGGACCGCGGCAGTGCGCATAGGCGTTCCTTTGTTTACCGGAACTGTTGGCGGTATAGCCGCTTCGTTTGCAGGGGACAAAGCAACAGATGTTTTGATGGGCGAAGAGCCTATTGTTTTACCGGGAGCAAGCTCCTACGAAGCCGGTAAGACGTTTGCAGATACTTTACCTTTTGTACTAACGCCGTGGGCCGTGCCCGCTAAAGGTTTTAGTCTAGGTGGTCAACAAGCGTTAAACCAATCTCAAAATTTTATTGGTCCTATTATTAAAGGGCAATCACGCTCACCTCTTTCTGCTAAATTTGTAGGCGGCATTGAAAAAATGAGTGGCGGAATGGGTCGATTGGCCCGTGAAAACCCTTATAGAACAGCAGCAGTTGAGGGCGGCGCACTTATTGGCACAACTTTACTTGCAGGAAAAGCAGAAGATATTGCTCCCGGAAACCCATGGGTACGTTTTGGTTTTGAAACTACCGGTGGTATAAGCGGTGCCTTAGTTTCTGATCTAGCTGCAAACCGAATCCCGGCTTTAGCTATGTGGGGTGGTCGCGGTATAAAAAACTTGTACAAAAGAATAATGGACCCGGACAACGCAGATAGTTTTGGTCTCACGGAAAGTGATAAAGAAAGCGTTGCTACTTTTATTACGGAACAACTAGAAAAAAACGGTGAAGACCCTTTAGCTATTCTCGAAATGCTTAATGATCCAAAGTTTGACCGATTCATGTACACAAAAGGCCCAAACGGAGAAGAACGTCAGATAGTATTAGACCCCGCTACCAGAGCAGCTAGTGTGACGTTACTAGGGTTACAAAACCAATTTGCTTCGGCTAATCCTGCGGTAGGTAACGATGCAACCAGTCGAATGAAATCGTCTATAGACGCTCTGCGTCGTGGACTACTGGCACTCTATGCGGATGGTTCGCCAGAAGCGTTGCAAGATGCCGCCATCATACAGACTTCTTTGTTTGAGGGGGTTTTAGACTCTAAATTAGCCTTGGCGCAGCAAAACACCATTGAGGCCATGAAACGAGTTCGTGGTGACACGCCGGATGCAGACCTTACTTCTGCTCAAAAGATTTTTGATACTTTAACCTCTCAACGTAAAGCAGCCCGTGCCGAAGAAACTAGTTTGTGGAAAAAAATACCTCAAAACCTAGAGGTTAATCAGTTTATTGATGAAACCGGTACTGCCCAAAGTGTTCCTAATTTTATAACAAGCTACAACGGAAACATGGACGAGCTTTTACAAGAATCCAGAGAAGTTGTTGAAAGTAGTGATTTAAGAATTTTAAAACGTTTTGTAGAGCGTAAAACGCAAGAGTTAGGCATAGGTCAAGACGCTGCTGACGGAGTAGAGTTTGACACTGGTGTAACAATAGGAGAGCTAAACAAAGCGAGAAGTGCTGCATTAAATATCGCTAAAACGGCGTATGCCGAAAGCCAAGACAATGTAGGCCGTATTGCCTCGGAATTTGCCGACGCCTTGTTAGCAGACATGAATAGTATGCCTTTAGGTCAAAACCAAGCATATGACACGGCTAGGAGTTTTTCGGCAGCGTTTAACGACGTATTTACTCGCGCATATGCTGGAGAAATATTAGGAACTAAAAAGAATGGCGCACCCAAGGTGCCTATAGAAACACTTGCTAACAATCTAATGCGAGGTGATGCTGCTTTTATGAAAGCCGCCGCATTGGATGGCGTAGCTCAGTTTCAGGCGGGTCAAGCCTTAACAAACCTTTTGGAATCAGAAACAGGTGGACAGTTCGCGGCTCAAGGTCAGCGTTTAATGGCCGATCTTCAAGAGCAATATGATCCTGTTACCGGAGTCATAAATCTTCCCGAAATGCGCAAGTGGTATTCCCGGAACCAAGAACTTATTCAAACTGTCCCTAATTTGGACGGGCGAATTGTTGCAGCAATAAACACCGCCAACGATATTCGTGCGGGCGAAGAAAACTTGCTACGAGTAGTAAGAGCTAACGCTTTAAACGAAGACGGAACGCTAAATACTGGAGCTTTGTCCACTTGGATGAACAACGAAAACAACAAACGGTTGATGGAATTGTTTCCGGGGGTAAAGAGTGATCTTCAAGATGTCCGTAAAGCATCTAATTTAATCACGCAAACCAAAAAACAAAACGCTTTTGATCTTAAAAACGATGTAGACCAAGTTGGGTTGTCCGAGCTTTTGCCGGATAAAACATCTAATGCTACTACGGCTATCACTTCTGCAATTTCAGCTAATCAAAACAGGCCGTTTGCTATCCTAAACCGTTATATGCGCATGATAGATAATGTTGGCGAAGACGGTTTTACTATTTTGCCAGACACTAGCGGTGATAAACGTTTTGTAAGCCCTAACGCAGGTAGAACTTGGACTCAAGCAGACCTTAAAAACGGTATGCGTAGTGCTATTTATGACAGCATCTTTCAAGTAGCCGCCAATGGTGAACGCTTTAGCCCAGCCGCTGCTTATAACAAAATGTTTGCTCCGCACCCAAAAGTAAAGGGGGTTTCTGTTGCTGATTGGCTGTTACAAAATGATCTAGTAGGTGCTGACCAGCTAGAGGATACGAAAGAATTTCTCCGTAAAATGGCCGAAATTGAAATGTTTACGATGAAGGCTAAACCGGGCCAGACCGACGTTCTTTATAAAGACTTAGGTGAAGGACTAAAGCTTGCCGCTGCAATGGGCGGTTCTGCGGTCGGTTCTAGTCTTAGAAACCAAATTGGTCTGAACAGTGGCGCAGGTGAGATTATATTTGCTGGACGTTTTGCCAAGTTTGGTCAAGACGTGGCTCAACGTTACTTTGCTGAATTACCCCAATCTCTGCAAGCCAACAGAGTACAGATAATTTTAGAAAATGAAGAACTACTCAAACAAGCCCTTAGAAAAGGTAAAACTAAGCGTGAAAAAGACGCTTTGGCTGCTCAGTTTGCAGAAATGGCTATTCAAAACTACGTCATCATGCCAGTAAGACGATTGGGTGGTGAATCCATACAAGAAACATTCTCTTCAGACCAAAGTCTGGAGGGCCAAGAAATTCCCCCTGTGGAAGTTCCCACCGGAAGCGGGGCGAATCTGCCTACTACGAATAACAATGCTGCACCGGTTGTGCCGGTACAAAAATCAGCACCCGTTGTTCCTAGTGGGCTACCTATTCAGCAACCTGAACCAGAAAATTTTAATCCAAACCCTAGTAGGTTTGACCAAAGTTCGGTTGCACCCAGCGGTCCTGTGGACCGGACTAAGTTTGCAGCTTTATTCCCAGAAGACCGAGAGCTTCTCGGCATCGGTAGTTTAATGGGGCAAGCGTAATGAGTATTTTTGCAGAATACGGGGGCAGATCATCGTACTACACGGCCAACGAACTTGATCGTTTGCAGAACCCGGAGAAATACAACTACACGCAAGAACAGTACGACGCTTTTTCGGCACAAGCACAAAGAAAGTTTGATGCACGGCAAGCGGCTGATGACGCCTCGCAGGATGCTATTCCTTTTAGCTACGTGGGCCGCGGCTCTGGGTCAACAAACCCGGCTTTTAGTTTTGCTGGATACAGTGGTCACACCAGCGGTGGTACTGCCGGAAATGTAAATTTAGGTGGTCTTGCCGGAATATTTGGCGGCGGATCAACAACTGAAACGACGGGTAGCGGCACCGGAAACCAAGATGGTCCTGCACGAGGACCGGGTGGCAACCCACGTGAGCCTGAAGGAGAAACACAACTTAAAGCAGAGGGCGGTGTAATCTACCCCGTACAACACATGGAGGCCGGTGGCATGATAAAAGCACCTTTCGCAAACCCTATGAAACAACAAATGGGTACTATACAACCAAGTTACCCAATGATAGACCGTGCCCCCGAAATGAGTGGTGTAGGTGGTATGTTCCAAAACATGCAACAACAGTTTGGTCAGCAGATGACTCAGATGCAGTCGTCACCTTTGAAGGTCTACAGTAATTACTTAAACGAGACTTACACAAGCCCACAAGCCGCAGAAATGCAGGCAAAAGTGACAGAATTTGTGGACCTTGTAGACCAAGCAGAAAGAGCGCACTTTGGCGCAGAAGAAAGCTTTGGGTACGGAAAGCCTCCTGCTTCTCCTATGCAACCGCCTATGATGCAGACCATGGGCCCCGGATCAATGGGTGGAGGCATAGCCTCTTTACCGCCCGCTTTTTAAAAAGTCATGGCAGCTATATCGGAAGACACAAACCTGACAATACCGCTCAAGAACATCTTGGGTATGATTGCTCTGACCGCTGTCGCCACAATGGCTTACTTTTCTATTGAATCACGGCTCACGACACTCGAACATAGTGTTGATATGACGTATGTTGAGATTAAATCAAATTCTGAATTTAGAATTTTATGGCCTAGAGGACAGTTGGGCAGCCTTCCAGCGGACGCAAGACAGGACATGCTAATCGAAGGATTAGAACGGGACGTAGTAGAACTACGTGAAATGCAGGATAGGGTTCATGAATTGACTATCCGTATCGGTACACTAGAAGCACTATTTGATACAAAAAATTCTGAAAGCACGAACTGAACATGGAAATAATGGACGCCATAGGGGTAGTCTGGCCCATAGCGGCGGCATTCGTGACTCTGGTAATTGTGCTTGCAAAAATGCACAGCGACATTGAACAGATAAAAGAGAAGATCAGAGTGTTGTTTGATCTATGGAACAAAAAGGACTAGCGTAACCAGTCCTGCACGTCTTCTCCTAACACCTGCCCTGCTATATCAATCTTGCTACGCAAGGCCCCTAATATCTTTTCGTCAATTGTACCCGGTGATACTAGGTCAATATAGGTGACCTTATTAGACTGGCCAATACGGTGCGCACGGTCTTCAGACTGTAGTCTAATCTCCAAGTCATAACTGTTGCTGTAGTAAATGACAGTATTAGCGGCTGTTAGTGTAATACCGTATCCACCTGTTTTAGGTTGACCAACAAAGAACCGCAAAGGGTTGTCCGGGTCTTGAAAGTCCTCAACGATCTGCTGGCGCTCATCTTGTGGAGTAGCACCATAATAGGTTGCGACCGATTCGGGCCCGAACCGGTCGCGCAGGGCATCAGCTACCTGTTGGATGTCGTGTGTATACGTCGCCCAAATGATTGCCTTACCCTGAAACTCTTCAGTGATGTCGAGTAATTCGTTCAAACGGTTACTTTTGACCGTCTGTATCTCACCATCATCTGGCTGCAAATGTCCGCAGCAAATCTGTTGTAATCTCATAATCTGTGTCAGCACACTCGCTGTCGTGGCTAACTCCCCGCTTTCTAGTTTCGCAAGCGCAAGCTTCTTCATCTGCATGTACAGCTTGACTTGTTCGGGGGTAAGGGAAACGTCCCTACGAATATAAACTTTGGCAGGTAGATCAAGGCAATCGACCTTTAGAACCCGGCTACTAAACCGGTCTAACTTTTCAGATAGTTCTTCTAAACGTCGGTAGCCCACAATCTGTTGGAAGCTGCGATGACCCATTTGGCGTTTCTGCACATTGGCATACCGCGCTTGGAAAGCATAGTAGCTGTTAAAGCCTAATGCCTTTTCGGCAAGGAAGTTACATTGGCTAAACAGGTCCATAGGGCTCTTAGTTATCGGAGAGCCGGTCAATACCCGGCGGTATTTAGCCCGTTTCTGTAAAGCTATGATGTTCTTCGTTCTCGCAGCCTTCCTGTTTTTAATTGTAGTTGATTCGTCAACAATGACAATGTTATCTGGGTTTTGATACAAGAATGCTACGGCTGCTTCTGTGCCACGTGGTGATGAAAAAGCCTCTGTATTCATAACAAACACTTTTAATATAGGATCACGGTCCACGATAAAATCTTTTAAATCAGTCTCAAAACGCTGGGTCTTTGCGGGAATCCATCGCATAATGTGACGGGGGATGCGCTTTGGCAAATGTATTGGTACTTCACCTTTTACCCAGTTGTCATAGACCCCCTTTGGCGCAACGATAAGAGCGGCTTTAATTTTGCCCTCTTCATACAACGCGCCCATCGTGTCGATTGCTACTTTGGATTTACCTGTCCCCATTTCCATGAGTAACGCATAGAACTCCGCGTCCCACGACTCTTCAAAAGCAGTTCGCTGGTGTTCATATGGTTGGGTCTCATATTCGTAACTTTGCATTCTTGCCCCTATTTTTTAAAAACGCTTGACTTTCATATTGTATAAGATAATATCTGTAATTGTCAAGGCCCAAAGAGGTGCCTTTAACCACGAAAGGAGAAACACGATGAGTGACCTAGAAAGATTGATGGAGCAGGACTTTGAACAAACGAATGCTACATCTGTTGAGAAAATTGACCAGCAAGGGCTTACTTCGGTAGCCGCGTTGGCCAGAACAATCCGTGATAAGGAAGCAAGAATTTCTGATCTTGAGCAAACGCTTAAAGAACAGAAGAAGGAGCTTTTGAAGTTAACGGATGAGGAGATGCCTTCGATGCTTGCAGAGATCGGTATGTCTTCCTTTGCACTAGATGACGGATCAACCGTCGAGGTTAAGCAAACCTATGGTGCGTCCATTCTCGTTGATAAACGTCCAGAAGCCTACGATTGGCTACGCGATCATGGGCACGATGACATTATTAAAAATACTGTCTTGTGTCAGTTTGGCCGTGGAGAGGACGATCAAGCGGGTGCCTTTGCTGCTTTTGCGCAAAAGCAAGGGTTTATTCCAGAACAAAAAACTGAGGTGCATCCTCAAACGTTACGTGCGTTTGTCAAAGAACGTTGCGAAACAGGAGAGGAGTTTCCGATGGAGTTGTTCGGAGCATGGGTAGGTCAACGCGCAGTAATTAAACGAGGTAAAAAATAATGACTAAGAAAAGCGAAGTAGCCGAAGCAGGCAAAAAAGATGTGGCAGTATTTAATCCTGCCATGATGGAACAGGATGCCGGAGCAGGCATGGACAATATGGGGACTGAAGACTTAGCTCTTCCATTCCTTAAAGTCTTGTCGGGTAACGATCCTGTGTTGGACGAAAATGAAACGGCACGTAAGGGTGATATATACAACACTGTTACTGGTATTCCGTACAAAGGTAAGGATGGGGTTCGAGTAGTACCTTGCGCTTACCAACGTAGGTTTATCCAGTGGGCTCCGCGTGGCAGCGGAAGCGGTGCGCCCATGGCAATTTATGAACCGGGAGAAGAACGTCCAAAGACAGAGCGTTCGCCAGATGACAACAAGGAATATGTTGCAAATGGTGATGGGTCTTACATCGAAGAGACCCACCAACACTTTGTCCTTCTACTCAACGATGACGGGTCATACGAGACCGCCCTCATCGCAATGAAATCCACACAGCTTAAAAAGAGCAGAAAGTGGAACAGCATGATGGCGTCTCGCTCAATGCAAGGTCAGAACGGGCCGTTTACACCGCCCCGATTTAGCCACATCTACCACCTTAAAACGGTATCTGAGGAAAACTCCAAGGGTTCGTGGCACGGTTGGGAAATGTCCTGCGAAGGTGTCATTGAGGATGGCGCTCTGTATTCCCGCGCAAAGGGATTTGCAGAGAGCATCACCGCAGGCGATGTTGTGGTGAAACATACGGATGACGAAGAAACCGGTAAATCAACACCGTTTTAATAGTCACGCGGCGGGGTACTTAGTGCCCTGCCGCTTTTTTTCCGTATGGGGGCACCAATGTCAGTAGAAAAATTTATGGCCATATTCGATGGCCTGAAGGAAGCCCACGGCTACTTCAAAATAGAAAACACAGGCGCTAATGGTAAAGCCAAAGGTAAGGCTGGCGTCCTACGTGAACCCCAAACGAAGAAGCTTTGGGAAAACCACCTGTCTGGTCAGGGCAGTGGATTGGGTATCATACCAATCAACGAAGACAACAAATGCAAGTGGGGTTGTATTGATGTGGACCAGTATCCACTCGACCATAAGATGCTTGTTGATAAAATAAGAAAGTTAAAATTACCTTTAGTAGTATGCCGTTCCAAGTCTGGAGGTGCCCACTGTTTTTTATTCTCAAAGGAATGGGTGCCTGCAAAGGACATGCAGAAGTCTCTGCAACACATGTCCGCGGCCCTTGGTTATGGCGAGAGTGAGATATTTCCAAAGCAGATTAAGTTGCACCTAGACCGTGGTGACGTTGGAAACTTTCTCAACCTGCCGTACTACGATCACGAGAATGGTCTGCGATATGCAATCCTAGACGATGGCACGTCTGCTGAACTAAATGAGTTCATAGACCTGTACGAAAAATATGCACAAACACCCGAAGAAGTCGTTAAGCTACAGATAGTAGACACAGGTGAAACGGACCTGATGAAGGACGGACCGCCTTGTTTACAGATACTTTGTAAGCAGCGCATTAGCGAGGGAGGTAGAAATAATGGTCTATTTAACATCGGGGTATATTTACGCAAGGCATACCCAGATAGTTACGAGTCGGAAATCCTACGTTACAACATGGAGTACCTGTCTCCGCCATTGCCACTACCAGAGGTCAACATAGTTGCGAAGCAGCTAGACCGCAAAGACTACGCCTACAAGTGTTCAGATGCGCCGATCAACGCGCATTGCAACAAAGAACTGTGCCGCACACGTAAATTCGGCATAGGAGCCGCTGTAGCGGGCGCTACGATAGCGAACCTACGCAAGTATAACTCTACCCCTCCCGTCTGGTTTATGGACGTTAACGGCGAACCACTGGAGTTAGACACCGAGGCTCTGATGAGCCAACCCCTATTTCAGAAATACTGCATGGAGCAACTTAACTTCATGCCACGGTCCGTTGCCAAGCAGCAATGGGAAAGCCGGATCAGTACCCTAATGACTGAGATGCGCGACAACGAAAGCGCAATCATTGAAGTATCACAAGACGCCAGCATCAGTGGTCAGTTCTACGATTACCTTGAAGAGTTTTGCAGCCACCTACAGCAGGCGCAGGACAAAGAAGAAATACTGTTACGCCGCCCTTGGACCGATGAGGAAGAAGAGGTTACTTATTTCAGGCTCAAAGACTTTGAGAGTTACCTTAAAAAGAATAAGTTTTTTGAGTACAAGTCGCACAGGATTGCGCAGAGGTTAAGAGACATTAACGGCGATAGTATTGTATTGAAGATCAAAGGACGCGCAGTACGTGTCTGGAAGATACCTGCTTTTGATAGCACTGAGGTAGATTTGAAAACACCTTCCTTCTCTCAGGGGGAGGCTCCGTTTTGAGCAAGATTAAGAGTGCGCATTGGAGAAAGATGAGAGACCTCGATATTGTGGACATGATTGATAGACAACGTATGACCATGACCGCAGTAGCTAAGTTTTGGGGAATATCAAAACAGCGAGTGCAACAGATATATAGCAGGGAGAAAAAGAAGGATGTTTAGAATCTTTGGCCCTCCGGGTACAGGTAAGACAACGACACTACTCAACATGGTAGACAAGGCGCTGGAAGAAGGTACACCACCTGACCGCATTGCTTTCCTAGCCTTTACCAGAAAAGCGGCAAATGAGGCAAAAGAACGAGCCGCTGTACGTTTTAATCTGGACCCCAAGGAAGACTTAATATTCTTCCGAACGCTGCATAGTTTGGCGCTCACTATGTCGGACATACGTCCAGAGCAGGTGATGCAGGAAGAGAACTACCGCGAACTTAGCCGCACCATTGGTGTTGAACTGGGTGGGCAAAAGAACACGTCGATAGATGATGACGTGCCTAGCATGGTAGCCAGCAGTGATCCTATTCTTGGTTTAATTAACTTGGCCCGCTTGCGGAAGGTTGACCTACGCGATCAATACAATATTAGCTCTATCGAACAGGATTGGACCACGGTTAACTTTGTTGACAAATGCTTGCGGGAATACAAAGAAAGCATGGGTCTGTATGACTTCACCGATATGCTGGAGCAGTTTGCAAAAGGTGGTACGCAGTTCTGCCCGGAGTTTGATCTGTGTTTTTTAGATGAAGCGCAAGACCTGTCCCCACTACAGTGGGACATAGCGCATCTTTTGGACAGTCAGTCTAAGAAGATGTACTGCGCAGGTGATGACGATCAAGCCATCTACCGATGGGCGGGTGCCGACGTAGACCATTTTATTAACTTACCCGGTGGATCAGAAATACTGTCCCAGTCCTACCGAATACCTAAGAATGTTCACAACGTAGCAGAGAATATCGTGCGTCGCATTGGCAGGCGCTTTCCAAAAGCATACGAGCCCCGTGAAGAGCCCGGCAATGTGACGCGCATCACTACTATTAATTCTTTGGACATGGCGCAAGGGGATTGGCTGATTTTATCGCAGGCCGGTTATCAATTAACCCCCGTGGCCCACGACCTCAAGTCAAACGGCTACCTGTTCAACTACCGCGGCAGACGGTCCATCAGTGAAAAGATAAGCGAAGCCGTCAATGGCTGGGAGCAACTGCGACGTGGTAAAGAAATATCAGGCAAGGTTGCACGTGTCGTGTTTGGCTACATGTCGATAGGCGAACGGGTAACACGTGGCTATAAGAAGCTGCCGGGTGTAGCTGACGAAGACCTTTTAACTTTTGAGAAATTAGTTTTAGATCATGGTCTGCTTGCCAATAAAGATATGATCTGGTCCGTTGCTATGGATAAGCTGCCCGCTACCGACCGTGCCTATGTCACGGCACTGTTACGTCGGGGTGAGAAATTTAATGGCGTTCCCCGTATTACAGCGTCCACGATCCACGGATCAAAAGGTGGCGAGGCGGATAATGTCGTGCTGTTCACGGACCTTAGTCCCGCAGCGGACACACAATTCCAACAGAACCCGGATGATACACACCGGGTTTTTTACGTGGGGGTAACACGTGCAAAGCAGAACTTATATATAGTAGATGCTGAAGATGTATCACGGAGCTATGACCTATGACAAAAATAACATTTAAACAGTATCTGGAAATGATGCGAGAAGCTGAAGACCAGTACGGCGCTGTTTTTGAACAAGAAATCTCTGAACGAGACTGGAACAACCCGCTAATAAAAGACAACGAGATGCCCGGTCTCACTCTCACTTGGGACAAAGAACTAAACGAATGGTGCGTGTTCGGTCCCCTCAATCAAACGGTACATTAAAATGAAGCGAGAAGAACTTCTGCGTCAAGCAGAGAAGCTTATCAATGGGCAACGCGCAAAGGATTATGGTGATGCCCATCACAACCACAACAGGATTGCCGTTGGTTGGAACGAAATTATAAAAGGCGCGATAGAGTCACACGGTAAAATCACCGCGGCTCACGTGGCTTTGATGATGGATTGGGTGAAGACCAGTCGCTTAATAGAAACGATTGACCACACTGATTCGTGGTTAGACAAAGCAGGATACACGGCCCTTGGGGCAGAGTTCACTCATAAGGAAAACAAGAATGGCAAAACTACAAATGGCAATGTTCGCTCCAAAAAGTGAGTGGATACCTCCGCTAGAACTTCCGGACATCACGTCTGCGAAGAAGATAGCCATCGACGTTGAAACACGCGACCCGAACCTGAAGAAGCACGGTCCCGGTTGGCCAACAGGTGATGGTGAGGTGGTGGGTTACGCTATAGCAGTAGATGATTGGTCTGGGTACATTCCGGTTCGTCACTTTGGTGGTGGCAATCTGGATGAGAAGCAAGTCAATAAGTGGCTTAAAAAAGTATTCGAGTGTCCTGCTGATAAGATCATGCACAACGCGCAATATGATCTGGGCTGGATAAAGCAGATGGGTTTTCAGGTGAATGGCCGGATCATTGACACAATGATTATTGCCTCCCT